GTTCATCGAAGCTCAAGAAGGGGAACTGACTTTGAGCATGGTCGTGTACCGTGATGAAGTGAATGATATAGCAATAATAGCAACTCCCGAAATAGAGTCTAGGGAGGCTATGAAGTATAGGCCAAGATCTGAAGCAGATCTCAGAGGCACCGAGGTGCTGTATACTGGGTATCCTGCTAACCATGAACTGTTTACTGCATATGGTCGAGTCTCAGGACTGAGCCAAAATGGTGCGCTCTTAATTCACTCTTACGCTTGGATGGGAGCTTCTGGTTCCAGTGTATTTGATACTAGAGGTCGCCTTGTTGGTATATTGTATGCGGTTGACTTGGGCTCAAGCCCTTACGATCCCTATCGAGTTCTGCCGCCACATGTGGTTGAAGATGTGGTTCATGTGGCTCCGATTTGGAAACTAAATATGGATGAAATAATTGAGCAACTAGACGCATGCGCGGAAGGAGTCTGCCGACAATAAACAATTTGTATTGGAGGATACAAATGGGATTGATGCAGAAATTATTAACCTTATTATTCGTTGCAATTACTGTTGCGGGATGCTCACCAGACTACTCAATTATTACTAGCGGCACAGGCGAAACCGTGTATGTTGAAGTCGAAGTCCCTGTCTATATCGAGACAGAAGTGCCATCAGATCCAGGCGAGATATGGATTGACTCCTTCGTACAGCCAATGAGCGTCGATGGTGTTGATATTTTATGGGTCATTGATACATCTGGTTCCATGAACGTGTATGATGATGAGTTGTTGGCTGGCATCGAGGCCATGATGAACGCTCTTCCCGCTTCTGGGTGGCGTTTGGCGATGACATCTAACGATCCTGCCTCTGCCTCCATAGAATCACAGTTTCCGCTCGTTCCAGGCGATGATGCTGAAGACGCTAAAGATATGTACGAAGCCATGGGAAGAGGTCACAGAGAAGAGGGGCTGGATGCGGCCTATGAGTATCTTGTCAACAACTCGTATGCGCAAACGTGGCTACGTGCCGACGCTGCATTGTTGGTGGTTCAGGTTTCTGACGAAGAGGACCAAAGCGATGATCATTTTGCAAACGTTGATGACTTCAAAAGCTGGTACAGTATGCAAAGAAACGGATCATCATATATTTCTAGTATTGTCACGCAAGATCCATCAGTTTCGGTGTGTGAAAGAACGCCAAGTTCCATGAATGTTGGTGACAGATACATGGAAGTTACAAACTATTTTAGCGGAATCATCGTAGATATATGTGCGGAAGATTGGTCACCCGGTGTAGCCGATGCATCAAACCAGTTAGAACCACACGAAGAATGGGAACTTACACACGAACCCATTGAAGATTCGATTAGAGTGTTCATCAACCAACAGTTGGATTGGAATTGGCACTATGATGCTTCATCTCAAAAGGTTTATTTTGATGTGATTCCACCAGCAAATGCCTGGGTTGAGATTGGCTACAGATACTTTCCCGAAGAAGGAGATACCGGAGATACCGGGTCATGATTGAAAAAGTAAAGTATTGGCTATGGTGGCGCGGCGTTGACACAAGAGATATACTTTACACTATTTTCTGCTTGGGTTGCCTGGGAGCTTTTGCCACGTTTGGCCTTTGTGCCTTGCTCTCATAAAGTGCTAAACATTAAAAACAAAACTAGTTATACTTATCATTTAGTACAATGGAGTTTTAATGAAGTACAAGGAGAAAAAACACCTTAAGTCTGCCTGGATTGGCAAAGCGTCTGAAGAAGACCAAAAGTCGTGGGGCACCGAGATCATATGGGGAGCCTTCAACAGCATTCGTGGCAAAGTGCTGTCCATAAACAAGGGTGGGAAAACCTCTCTAAAACAACACGTTCACAAGAATGAGGTGTTCTATGTTATGTCTGGAAAAGTGAGCGTGTTTTATGGCAACGAAGCATCTCTAACAGATCCCGTGGCTTATCCATTTGCTGAAAGCGTACTCCAAGAAGGTGATGTGTTATGTGTCCAGTCAAACTGTCCTTATCAGATTGTTGCTTTGGAAGATAGCAAGTTGATTGAGATAGGCGATAAGACTACGGATGGAACCATATATTTAGATGAGGCTGAAATAAGAAAAAAATGAGTGACGAAACAAGAGAGGATTTGAAACCGAAACCTCCTTCGCGGTTGGCCCCACAGGGAATCACAACATTTACTGTATGTCGCCAGCTTGACGAGAGTGGCGTATCCGGCGAGGGCATTGTTATAGAAGGTGCAGTGCTGGGCACTGGCCAGTGTATTGTTCATTGGCTATACCCGCCCCCAAGAGGCGGCATAGCTATATTTGATTCGATGGAGGACTTTCTAAAAGTTCACGTACACCCGCACCCTTCAAACAAGACCATAATAACTTTTCAGGACGGAGAGACACTAACTTATCCCACTGAGCCATGAGTAAACTAGTTATTGTGTCGAGGTGACTATGTTTGTTAAAAATTGGGGACTATATAAGGTGGATCTCTGGGATTGCTGTGTATTCCGCTGACACTAGTGGCACTGTTAAGCCCGTGGAGAAGATATACAGTTACGGCATAGTTGTCGAGATAGCCAATGCTGGCGACATAGGCGACGATGTGGTGATAGCCTTTTGCAGCAACGATAACCAGTGGTTTGTCGCAACAATAAACGATCCCGAATATGAGATAGAGGTGGTTAGTAGGGGAAAAGATGGCTGATAACTTATTACCTGTGATGGCAGACATGTTAGTGGTGGGCGATTATATTCGCTGGCTCCGACCGTTGGGAAATTCAGTTGACAGAAACTATATCTATGGTATTATTGTCAGTGTGGTTATGATGGATACCAACGAGCAGGAGCCAAAGATCAAAATCTTGGACACGAAAACCCAGAAAGATATGTGGCTACCCCTTCGTTTGCTGGTCGAGCTTGGAGATTTACAAGTGGCCACAGAAAATGACTGGATCAGAGTTGTAGATCGTCCTTGACATTTTCTTGACATAATAGTGCTTGCGTTCTCATGCGCATCATGCTATATTGTATAGGTAATCAAACAGGAGTGTCCGTGTCCGACTACACAAAAGAAGAAATCGAATTTGCATTTAAGTCTTTCGCTAGAAAGTCTGACGAAATGGTCCAGGCGTACTACAGAGATCAGTTTTCAAACCTGATAACTGAGAGGGTAGATGTCCAACCCGGTCGGGTCTATTGGAAGATGGTTAAAGGTACTGAAGATAGAGGATGGACCGTTTTCGGATTTGTGCGAAAGTCTGACGGGGCAATCTTCAAGGCAGCATCTTGGAAACAACCTTTCGTCAAAGGCCCATCGGCCATTCGTGGGTATGTAACAGATTTTAGTAATGGTATGGACAGTGTGACACCTTATGGTGTGAAATATGCAAACTAACCATTGACTTTGAACATGGTTTGTGATATATTGGGTATATGATGGACAGAAAACTAAACGTAGGAGATCTTGTAAAGGTATCGAACAAGACACATGATGAGTTATTGCCGGATAGTCGAACAGGGTTGATTGTCGAGCAAGCTGCTCCGAGAGGAGCATGGATTATTTATTTTAGTAACGGAAGCACCCTGATGTTTCACGAAATGTTTTTGGAGAAAATCAACAATGACAACAACACTAACACCGATTGAAAAACATGTTGTAGCAGCTATTGAGTTTGCGGAGAACATGTATATCAACTACACTATTTATAATATGGTTTTGCCTACGATTGCGGAGCTTAATAAGGCCCGGTCTGGAGATAATATTGATGCTGAGACATTGAAATATCTGGACAATAAAGAGGAGCTTGTTTTCACTGCGATTCCGTGGCTTTCCGTGGGGGAGGCATAATGAAAGTTGGAGACTTGGTAACACTATCGTCGTATGGCAAAAGACTCAGGTATGTCGCAAGTGCCATGGCTGCACGTCGGTGGAAACATGACACTTTCCGTGAAAAGCCGTTGATTGGTCTGGTGGTCGCGAAGAGAAAACCAACATATTCTTGGCAGAGTCAGGAAGTGTTTGAAGTTTCGTGGATTGATAACTGTGAAGATAATCCTTTGGGTCGCGATGACTATACTAAGAGTTTTCAAAGGCGCGATCTTAAACTTGTGAACAAGGCAAAATAAACAATGAAAATGACAGTCGTGATCGATACTGATGACGAGGAAGGAATCATTGACACCCTAAAGATTGTCAATCATTTCTATAGGAGAACCAATGTGGGTATGTTGAAACATGGTCGAGGAAAGATGGTTCGCTATGGGAAGATTGACTTCATTAAGATGCTTCGTGATTTCGCCAGAAACGTTATCGAGACACATGAAGCGGGTGGCGATCCCGTTGGTCTGAGATTCAACAAACTATACGCCGATAAAGAGTTCAACAAACTAGGAGATTTTGATTAATGGCAAACCTCGCATTTTCAGGCCCGAAGGCATCACAGAAAGAAGTTAAGAAAGAGTTAATGAAAGTTCTGGCAGACTGCTGGACTGGTGCTTTTACAGTTGATATTTTCTCTGACGGTGGAGGAGCTATCGTCAGGGCCATTGTCGAGTGCGCCGATACCGACGCGCACATTGATAAGGCCATTGTTGACAAGTTGCCTCCCAAGTTCATGGGCTGGCGACTAGTGATATTAAAGGTTCCGATTGGACATGTCAGAGTGTTCTATAGTTCTTGACATTTTCTTGACATTATAAACCTTGACTTCGCTGTCAAGACATGGTATATTATGTGAGTAATCAGCAAGGAGTACACGTATGGCATACCTGACAAAGAACGACCTCGTAATCATTCGCAACGCGGATTCTACCATTCAAGCTAGAGTTGTAGACATGCAGTTTCGCCGCTTTCGCAAAAGCTGGAAGGATAAGAAAACTGGTGAAACTAAGACCCGCTGGAAGTCCGTACCCTATGCCATCTGTGAGTGTTTCATAGGAGCACCAGTAGGTACTGAGTTTCTCATCCCTGGCTACAAGCTGAAGAATGAGACTAAAGATGGAGAAAAGTTGCTTGTCCTGCGGGACAAGTATGCAGCCGAGTTCGATGGAACTTGGGTCAAAAAGATGCTCGCAGAGAGCAAGGAGAAAAGATCATGAATAAAACTTGTAAACATTGTAACTGCGTTTTTAGCTTAAACTCACATGCAAAGAAGCAAGCCGGTGGCAAGATTAACGAGTGTCCATCTTGTGTCGAGGAGCTTGGCACTGAGACAGCAGTAAAGTATCTTGGCCTATCGTCAGGCGATGGCAAGGCAGCAGCGATCTCTATCGTTGCCTTCGATAGCAACGAGGATCGAAACGCTTATGCTACTGCCTGGAAGGACAACACTGGCTTCAATGGTGGCTACGGTGGCCATTTGTCAAGTTCTAACACCACCATCGGTGGTCGCCCCATGCGACATGTCGCCTACAATGCAGGTAACGCGAATCATAAAGGTAAGTCATAGTATGCATAATAAACTTATTGGAAGACTGGTCAAGTTCAAACCAGAGGGTAACTATTCTGAGTTTCACAATGCTATTGGCTTAGTGACTTCGCATAACAAGCCCGATCATGTTCGTGTACAATGGATTAAGCCGGTTCACTATGCTGTTGAATCGGACCACTACATACATTTCGGGCCAACTAAAGTTTCTGATTTTGAACTGGCTCGATTTGAGGTGTTATCGTGAGACATGGAGATCATGCACAGATTGGAGATCTGGTAGAACTTATCTATCCTGGGATGATTGGGACTGGACCCATAAAACTTGTGCTTGGAGTGCAAAACAAACGCACTCCGCTTGGCGATACGGAGAAGTATCTTTATCTTGAGGGCGACACAGAAAAGCGAAAGGCTTGCTACACTAGAATCATTCGCAGGGCGATGAGAAAATGAAGCCATCAGGAGCGCCAGAAACCGGAGACTTGGTTCAGCACGTTCTAGATTTGAAGAACGACTTTGCCTGTGTTGGTCTGGTTCTGGAGTGTCGAGGTATTGATTGTAAAGTGTTATGGAACTCGCCGTCAGAACCTATGGGCTGGTGGAGAAGGGATCAGCTTAAAGTATTAAGGAAAGTATTATGAAGGTCGGTGATTTAGTGACCATGATTGGAGAGCATCATCGCGATTGTGATGACAAGCTAGCTTTAGGCGTGGTGGTGGACCTTGGCAACGATGTTGAGGCCGAGGGCCGCACCCGTCGAATCGGCATCCTTTGGAACGATGGTGATCGCGTTGACTGGGAACCGGAGCAGTGGTTGGAGGTAATCAGTGAAGGTCGGTGATTTAGTAAAGTTTGAGTCTAACTTCTTTAGTGCTGCTGCAAGGGGATATGCAAACCCCGGCATTATTATTAAAGATGTTTCGCGAAACCACACCGAGCGTCCAGCCACACACTTCCGAGTCATGTGGGCAGATCAGAGAGTCACCACCGAGCACACATCATATCTTGAACCTTTGACATCTTCTTGACAAATCGAGCTTGACTTCCCCATTCCCCTGTGCTATATTATATGAGTACAAAGGAGGTACACATGTCTGAAGACCTTATCAATATTAACCTGACCGAGACTGAAATCGACCACATCCTTGACGCGCTGGATGCTCGCATCGAGATTCTCACGGACAGCCTCGCCACGGTAGGCGACCCCATGGTCGAGGACGAGATCGACGCGCTGACGGATTTAAGCATGGATCTGTTTGAGGCCAAAAACC